AGCCGTTGGCCAGGTCGAGCGACGAGGGGTCGATCTGGAAGATGACCTGCTTGTTGGCAACACCGGCGTCGGTGGTGTAGCTGACGGCCGCCGTGCGGGCCACCAGCGTATCGGTGGCCGCCGTGCTCAGGTTCGACCAGATCGGGACGGTGTTGGTAATCACCTTCGAGCCGGTGCCGGCGACGGCGCTCGCCTGGTTGATCGAGATGGCGATCGTCGCGGCATTGCCCTGCGTCACGCTGACCATCACGTAGCACAGGGCGTAGTTCTTGAGGTTCACCCAGTCGCCGGTACGGCCGGCAGCGTCGGTCGCCAGCGGCATCGCCTCGACCCACTTGCCATCTAATGCGGGATTGAAGAACATGACGGTCGCCTCCTAGTGGGTGGCCAGCGTGACGAACGGGCTGGTCGTAGAGGTGCCCTTGTAGGGCGTCAGGACACTGTTCCAGAGCGGCTGGCCATCCACCCGGTAGACAAACCGGAAGGCGGTCTGGTCGGTCAGGAACTGGACGTGGATGGACGAGGCCGACTGGATGCCGCCCTTGTCAGCGATGACGTACTGGGTCAGGTCGGCCAGGATGACGTCGCCGAGCGTGCCGAGCGTGCTGTTGTATTCGGTCGGCACGATCGGGCGGCCCAGCAACATGCCGCGTGGCGCGTCACTGATGCGGCCCGGCTCGATGAAGGCCAGCGTGTTGGCGGCCGAGAGCTGCAAGATCTGCTGGTAGACGTCCTGGTTCATCAGCCAGACGGCGTTGGCCATGCTCGGCGCCCACAGCCGGCCATACATGGCGGCGGCGTTGGCGACGGTGAAGGTGGCGGTCTGGCCGCCGGCCTGGGCCTGGGTGACGACGGCGCCGCTATTGAGAATGCCGAGCGGCTTGCCGGCGCCATCGCCGTTGATGATGGCGTCCTCGACCAGGAACTGGATCTCGTTGGTCAGCGCCTCGGAGATGATCGCTTCCAGCGCGCCGAGATCGGGATGCGCCGGCAGCGGCGGAGGACTTCGCCGGTCTGGTAGACGCGGCGCCAGACTTCGGAGGCGAAGTCTTGCTGGACCAGGAAGCCGCCATCGGTGCCGACCGACTCGTTGAGGCCGGTGGCGGCGCGCTGCTCGAGCAGGCGCGGGTCGATGCGACTGCCGGGCTCGGCGGCGCGGGCGACGGCCAGCAGTTGCTCGCCGAAGGAACGGAAGCGCTGCGGCTCGCCGGCCGTGCGGGTCTCACCGGCGGGGGTGGGGCGGGTGGGTTGGCGGAAGGAGGTGCGGGCACCCTCCTCATGGGCGACCAGGGTTTCCTCACGCACCATGCGCTCGGCCAGTTGTTCGGCCTGGCCGATCAGGTCTTCGAAGTCGCGGGCTTCCTCGATGGAGAGCTCACGCTGCGCGTCGTCGGCGGTGAGCTGGAGCGTCCGGGCGCGGGCAACCAGATCCTTATGCTGCTCGCGCAGCTTGGCGATGTCCATGTGTGTAGGCTCCTTAGAGCTTCGCCATCCGGTCCAGGCGAGCGCGTAGCCGCTGGGCGCGCATGGCGTCGATGGGGACGGGCGATTCCCGACGCAACACCGAGTGGCCCGAAGGAGCCGGGTCGGAGCCTACCGTCACCGAGTGGCCCGAAGGAGCCGGGTCGGCGAGCAGGAGTGCGTTCAGATGGTCGAGGGTGGCGCGCATGACGGCGTGCTCGCTCTCGGACAGCGGCAGGCCGCGGCGGGCACGATCGAAGGCGCGGGCCACGTCGTCGTCGATGCCGAGATCGGTCAGCGACCGCACGGCGCTGGTCGTCTGCGGATAGGCCGGATAGGTGACGGGCGAGATGTCGAAGAGCTGGGCCTCGATGACGAGCCGTTCGTCGATCTTCTTGCCATCGGCCGTCTTGGCCTGGCGCCATTCTTCTTTGGCGATGCGGAAGGCGAACGAGCTCTGGTCGATGTCGCCGCGGCGCATGGTCGTGATCAGGTCACGCGCCCACTGCGTCTCGGGCGGCGTGACCTCGTACCACAAGCCCTTGTCGTCTTCGCGCAGGCTGAGCGTGCTGTTCTTAGTGCGGCCGAGCACGAAGTCGGGGTTGTGGTTGAGCAGGGCGCGCACGTCGGCGCCGGTGCTGATCGAGCGGGCGAAGGCGCCCGGCTTGATGTACTCACGGTAGGTGCCCAGGAGCTCGCTCATGATCTCGCTGGGCTGGTCGAAGACGGCGGCGTAGCCCTGGATGCGGGGCGGCTGGCCGTCGTCCTCGCTGACGCGCATCTCCAGGTCGGCGACGGCGACGACGCGTCGCTGACGCTCATTCAGCTGCGGTTGGCTCATTGGGTGCCTCCGTGGTGGCCGGGATCGCCGGCACGGGCGCGGGCGGTGGCGATGGTGGTGGCTTCGGTTTGGCGGCCTCGGCGACCGGGATCATCGTGCCGTTGACCAGCAGCATGCTGCCGGCCACGTCGCCGGTCGGGTTCATGCCCTCGGCCTGGCGCCAGTCGTCGGCCGAAATGACGCCGTTCTGGCGCATGATGGCCAGCGCCTGCGAGCGCGTGAGCTGATCGCCTTGCTTGAGAATCTTGGTGTCGAACTCGGCCCGGTGCGATCGCTTGCCGGCGGTGATGCGGAACACATCACGGCGCAACGCCTGCTCGATGCGGGTCGTCCACGGCTCGACCGAGTGGGTGACGAACTCGATCGACTGGTGCTCGATGTTGGACCAGGTGGCGCGCGACAGGTCGCCAATCAAATGGGGCGGGACGCCGAATAGGCCGGCGATCTCGGTGCGCTGGAATTGCCGGGTCTCCAGGAACTGGGCCTGCTCGGGCGGCACGCCGATCGTCTGCCAGGAGACGCCGTTCTCCAGCACCGCCACCCGCCAGCGGTTCTGCGCGCTGCCGTGCATGGCTTCCCACTGCACCTTGAGCCGGCTGGCCGCGTCGTCCGACAGCTTGCCATCAACGGTCAGGATGCCGCCGGGCCGGCTGTCGTTCTCGAAGAACTTGGCGCCGAAGCTCTCGGTCGCCAGCCCCAGCCCGATGGCCTCGGCGCCGTAGTAGACGGCCGACCGGCCGCTGAGCGGGTCGAGCACGGCCTGACTGCGAATGTTCAGAATGTCGTCGAAGGCGAAGAGTCGGTTCTGTCCGTTGCCCAGGTTGTAGACGTACACCAGTTCGTCCTGGCTGTTGCGCGCCAGCCGCATCCGATCGGGCCGCAGCGGCCAGATCGCCACCACGCCGTAGGGGTTGCGCTCCAGTTCGGCGTAGCAGTTGCCCCAGAGCAGGAGGTGACCCATCACCATCTCCCAGAACTCGAAGGCGGTCATCTCCGGGTTGGGCGCCCAGCGCAGCACGTCGTAGAGCGGATGGTCGGGCGTTTCCAGCCGGCCGTCGCCGGTCTCCCGGAAGGTGATCAATGGGCATGACGCGACGGCGCTGGACAGGACGCGCACCGCGGCGTAGACCGGCGTGAGATAGAGCGCCGTCTCGGGCCGGAGGGCGACGCCGCTGCCACGGGTCATGCCGTTGGGCGACGCCTCGATCCAGGCGTCCAGGTTCTCGATCGATTGTGGCGTCCACGATCGCAGGCCCGTGACGGCCAGCGCACGGGTGACGAGGTTCACGTGCGCCGTCGCACCGGCGCGGCGACGATGGCCGCGACGACCAGAACGGCCAGGCCGCCGACGATCAGGCCGAACGGCGGCGCCACGAACCAGCAGCCGGCGACGATGAGGGCCAGCCCGGCCAGCACCAGCAGGTTCACCAGGATATCGGCCGCGCGCAGGCGCACCTAGAGGACCAGCAGGGACTTGTGTTCATAGGCACTCATGCCGTCGCCCTCCGCCGCCATCGCCCGGCTGAGCGCCGTGACCGTGGCGGCGATGCCGTCAATGCGTTGCGTCGATTTGCCTTTGTCAGGCTTCACATTCCCAGCGGGATCGGTCGTGACCATCACGTTGTCGGCCATCCAGCGCAGCACCGGGTTGCCACCGTGACGGATGCGCCCGGCGATGACCAGCGCCAGCAGTTCCTTGGTGGCCGCGCTCAGGCTGGC